GTTCAGGAAGTCATCTATCTGTCCGTCGAGTTCAATGTTGAGGTGTATCCGTGAAATACAAGATTGTGAGCGGTCGGTTGGCTGAGGCTGATGCAGGCCAGATTGTGGATTCGGCTGAGTTGGCTGGGTGTAATATTGATGCGTTGCTCGATGCGGGTCATATTGTGCCGGTCGAGGCTAAGATCAAACCAGACGTCAAATCTCAGAGTGCAGAGGACTGAACATGGCCAAGCTTGTTTTCAACAATCCGAAGATCACGATCAACTCGGTTGATCTGACCGATCGGATCGCCCAGGTGTCGCTGAACATGTCGTTCGCCGAAGTGGAAACGACCGCTTTCGGGAATACGGCTGTCACCCGGGTTGCGGGCCTTGGTGACCATTCGTTCTCCGCATCATTCCATCAGGATTTCGCTTCCACCGAGGTTGAGCAGACGATCTATCCGCTGTTGGGTACGACGACTGAGGTGACGATCAAGCCGGTGAACATTACGACCGCAACCGATAATCCGCTGTACACGTTCACGGTTCTCGTGTCCGAGTGGGCGCCTGTCGCCGGTTCTGTCGGTGATCTGTTGACCGCTGATGTGTCATGGCCTGTTTCTGGTGGTATCACGAAGACCAGCGCTTAATCTGACTGAGGAGGGCAGCAAATGAGTGGTGTTTCTGGTGTCGGTTTGCGTGTTGAGCATGCCGGCGAACTGATTGATGTGAAGGTGACTCCTCGAGCCGCCGTCAACTTTGAACGTCATTTCAAAATGCCGTTCAGCAAAATCTTCCGTGACGATCTGTCAATGGAACATGTGTATTGGTTGGCGTGGGAATGTGTGCGCCTGTCCGGTCGTGTCGTGAAACCTTTTGACGGTTGGCTGGAAGATTTGCAGAATGTGGGCTGGCAGTTCGAGGATGATGAGCCAGCCCCTTTAGACGACGGCGCATCAGCGACTCTTACATCGGATTAGTCGCGCAAGTCTCGGTGGAGACTGGTATCGGACCGAACGATCTGCTGGATGCGCCATCCGAAGTGTTCGAGGCGATCGTGGATTATCTGCGTCAACGAACGATTGACTACAATAAGGCAGCAAAAGGATGATTGATGGCTGCCACACCGAACGCCGAAATTGAAGGTTTGAACAAGCTTCTGCGAGCATTGGAAAAACTGGATGAGGCCGCCAAAGACAACCTGAAAGAGATCGGTTACAAGGTTGGTGAGCTCGTCGCCCAGCAAGGCCGTGAAGAGGTTCCTGTTCTGTCTGGGGCGTTGCGTGGAACGATCAGGCCGGCGAAGTCGGCTCGAGGTGCGAAGGTTCGTGCCGGATCTGCTCGGGTTCCGTATGCGGGTCCGATTCATTTCGGATGGCGTGCCCGGAATATTCGCCCGAACCAGTTCTTGTATCGGGCTGTGGATAAGAATGTGGATCGTGCCCTCGACATGTACCTTGAAGAGGTGTACAAGATTTGGAATAGGAACGTCTGATGGCCGGAAAAGCAGCTTCTCTTTCAATCAACATTATTGCCGATGCCGCAAAAGCAAAATCTGGATTGTCAGAAGCTCAAGCTGCATTAAAGAAATTTGCAAAAGAATTTGATGCTGCCCAAGGTGCGAGTGCAAAATTTAAATCTGTTGTTGATTTCCAAAAACTTGCTATTGCTGCCGGAAAGTTTTCGGATGCAACTGGTCTTTCCACTGAGCAAGCTTCCCGGTTCATTGAGGTAGCCGGCGATTTCGGTGTTGAATCAACTGCTGTTGAAAAGTCCATAAGTTTTATGAACAAGACGTTGGGCAATAGCCCTGAATTGTTTGAAAAACTTGGTATTGAGATCCGAAAAACTTCAGGTGGCGCGACCGATGTGAACGCCACTTTTTTGAGTGTTGTCGATCGACTGAACAAGATTCAGGACCCTGCTGCGAGAGCTGCGGCTGCGACAAGGTTGCTTGGTCGTGGTTGGGCTGAAATGGCTGAACTTATCGCTATGGGTTCTGATGAACTTGCAGCAAGTTTGGCTGCTGTCTCTAATCAAAAGGTGATTAGCCCGGAGGAGCAGGCTGAAGCAGAGCGTCTCCGAGCTGAAGTTGATCGACTGAAAGATTCTTGGGATAATTTCGCAAACACTGTCGGTGGAACTGTTATCCCTGCTTTGGCTGATCTGTTGACTTTTATTTCTGATGCTGGTGAAAGCATCGGTGATTTAGGTGATTGGATTTCACGGAATCTTGGTGAACAAACAGATTTTGTGAAAAATGCTAAAGCGATGAAAGAAGAGCAACAATTTTTGAATGAAGCGTGGAAAGAGGGTTATCGGGCTCAAATTGATGCTCAGAGCGCTTCAGCCAAGTTGAAAGTTGAAATGGAGTTGCAGGCTGCTGCTGTTGAGGCTGCTCGACTTGAATGGGATGCGTTCCGGAATGGTTTGAATATCAAAGCTGAGTCAATCAGGTTGACTCAGGATATTGAGGATTTCCGTGTCAAGTGGGCTGGGACGACGGAGGAGGCGAAACGGAAGAGCCGTGAGTATCAACTCGAGTTGATTGCGATCCAAACCCAGTTGGCGAATTCGGCGTTGGCGATCGTTGGTTTGGCGACGACCGCACAGAATACGCGTATTCAGTTGATGATTGAGACCGGTCGTTTGGAGCAGGCGTTGTCGCTGATCGGTGCGATCCGGGCTGGGATGAATCAGTTGGCTGGTGCGGTGACCCCGGATCGTGTGGAACGCATTGTCGGTCAGGCTCCGACTGGCGGTGCCGGCACCGGCAAGACGACAACGACGACTACACAAAAGAAAACTGTGGAGCCTGCAGCAACTTTTGGCGGTAAGAAGATTGAGACGAAACGATATGCAGGTTTGGCTGCCGGTGGCACACTCCTGTCGTCGGGTGGTGTGGTGGTCGGCGAGAACGGTCCTGAGCTCGTGAATCTGCCTCGAGGGGCGTCGGTGATCCCGTCGATTCCGAGCCGGAAGATGATGGGTGGCGGGACGGTTTATAACATCACATTGCAGGCCGGGCTGGTGTCGTCACCGGATCAGGTCGGTCAGGAGATTATTGAGGCGATCCGTCGTGCGGAACGCCGATCTGGGAAAGTGTTCGCATCAGCATGACTTTGCCGGTTATCACGTTGATGTCTGGTATCCAGACTGAAATCGATCCGGATATCTGTTTCACTTTGGATTCAACCGACCTCGGTGTATTGAACACCGACATTTTGGCTGGCACAGAGGACACGCAGTTCGTAGCACCGATCCAATCGTTGACGATCAATCGAGGTCGGTCACGCCAGTTGGACAGGTTCACTGCCGGCACAGCATCAATCCTGTTCGATAATCGTGACCGCAAACTTGACCCGTTGAACACCGCATCCGACTATTACGGGTACATCGTTCCTCGACTCCGGATGAAAGTGTTGGCTGACAACATCCCGATCTATTCCGGTTATGCGACAGATTGGGAAGTGGAATACGACAAAACAGGTTCTGATACAGCATCAGTGGCATGTGTTGATGCGTTCACGATTTTCGCTAATTTTGTGACTGCGAATGATGAGATTCCGGCTGCACAGTCCCCTGGTCCTCGTCTGCAATGGATTGTTAACATTTTTGCTTATAAGGGATCTGTGAATTTTGGTGCCGGTAACGCCAACCTTGGCGGGTATACGGTTCCTGAAGGTACTCAGATGCTCGAGTACATGACGAATGTTGCTGCTTCTGATCGTGGCGCTCTATATGTTGACGGTGCCGGTGTGTTGCAGTATGTGGGTCGGTTTGATCGTGAAGCTGTATCTGAAGTGACTTTCGCTGATGATGGTTCTGGTGTGCCGTACATGTCGTTGGTGACTTCATATAACGATGAGTTGTTGTACAACGAGATCATTGCTGTTTCTCCGGCAGGTTCGGTGACTGCCAGGAATGATGATTCGATAGCGTCATATGAACTTTCATCATTGAATCTCAATTATTTGTTGAATGATTCGACGTTTGAGTTGCAGGAGATCGCCGATTTCTATTTGGAGAAATTGGCTTTGCCTCAGGTGCGGTTCAC